GCGCAGCCATACCGGTGCAGCGAATGCGGCCGTGCACCCCAGAAATCTGGTTGAGGTTGGGGATGGGGTTGAGGTTGTTGTTGCCACCTGAGCTGTCTTGGTCAGTAAGAACACCCGACCCGGCGGTGGTCTCTCCAAGTGAAGTGGAGGAAAAATAGGGGTTGGGATACATGACGACTCCACCAAAATGGGTGGTGGACGTTGCCGTCGTGCTATCGTACTGATACGGATAGTAGGTGTACACTGATCGGCTGGTGAAAGTGCTGCTTGCGGCTGTACGGTCATCAGGCCATTTGCATCCATTTTGCGAGAACGGAGCAAGAACTTGTTTCAATAATTTACTTGGTTTGGTCATAGGGGATACCGCGACCAACGGGACTGTCCATCTGTTGAGCCCTCTAGCCAGGGTGAGCCGTGCAGTCTCTCGACGTTAGTACGGAACTATTAAGGCCCGGCAACGCCACCGTTTTAACTCTTTAATCAACAGACCCCCTCGCTACCACGCCTCTGGCTGGAATACCGGGGGAAGCCACTTCAGCACATCCCAGTCTCCTCCATCCACAGCCTTGCCAAGGTCGAATTGCCAAGATTCGAGCGTACGTTCAATGGCCACCTGTCTCTCCACAGGAATCCCCCAAGCGCGCGAGAACGATAAGCGCGCTTCGGCCGTAATTTCCAGCGTACGGCCCGACTTCCAGTCACGAGGAAGCAGGGATCTCAGTCGGTAATTCTCCTCCACCGCCCAATCATACACCTCCCCCTTGGCTTTCTGGGCCTTCGAGATGAACTTTTCGCAATTTCGAATCAGGGCTACTAAATACGGTTGGATAACGGGGCAGCCTCGCGAAATGCTTAGCTCACCCAACGCGACCGTCTTGATATACTTACCCCTAATAGCCGGCTGCTGCAACTTGTGACTGACGGTGGTCTTCGAGAGAATCTTCATGGGATCACGAATCATCACCTCACCATCAGCGACAGTCACTGGTCGCGCCTGACAAAAGGTAGTTTGTTCAAGGCAGGTCGGTCTGTCTTCAACCTCCATGACAAACCCAAACTGGATGAAGAAGCCTTTGACCTCCTCATCAGTGATTGGTTCACCATCGTGGAAGAAAACACTGTCATCACCATCGCACAAAAACGTGAACTTGCGTTTGAAATGATCACCAAAGGCCTTGAGCATGCTCGCCATGATGATACAATTTCCGCCGGCAGTATTGGCGTCTCCGGACATACGTCCGCCCCTGGTGGTGTACTTAACGGATTGACCGTCTTTACCACGCCACATGCCACGGTTCACGAGCTGCCACCGCAGCAGTTCCGGCAACTGCTTAGCCAGGCAGGTCTGTCGCCAGAACCTATGCTCAACCAAGTCTAACGTGTCGTAAGCGCAGTGAGCGTCAAATCGACTTGCGTCGAGGCACAAAATGTGGCACCCAACGATGTACTCATATTTGACGCGCAGCTCTCGTGCCTTCGCCCTCTGATTCAAATTCTTCGCGAATAGTCGCCCCGGACCAAAACCTGGGATGTCCGAGAGGTCGTACAAGCGGTGCTCCGCCACCTTGATGCTGCTAGCGAGTTGGAGTGTGAACTCGGGTGTGCGGAATTGGATCGCCCGACAGTCAGGATTCACTTTCCGTGAGTCATACTTGATTGCCTCAAGTTTTACAAACATGGAAATGCGTGCGTCTCGCCTCCCACAGAATCCTCCTGACTCGGTCAATTTCTGATGTGCGCGAGCGTAGCGAGCTCGCTTTTTCGCAGGCATCCCTGAGTAGACCTTCTCATAGGGCACCGCGGCATGCTTCCCAACATGGGTCGCCATGACATCCACTATAACAGAGAGCTGCGATTTTAACGCATCGACATTCGGTGGTGGCACACACCTGCCGACGCGCCCGATCAAAGCGCTGAGTGTATTACACAGACAGGGACGGTGCATAAACCACTGCGTCCCTTTTCCCTCATCCACCGGTGCAACGGGTAAGTGGAAAACCTTAATCGAACAACCGCCCCCTCTGCAAGCGAGCGCTCCTTCCACTCGTCCCAGGGTGAAGTGACCGCTTCCCGCACACCGCGTCACCACAGGTAGCGAAGGATGGAGCAACATTGCTACGCTTTCCTTGCCACTGCAGGTAACACAGTGCTTACGCGGGTTTTGGCCCTGGGTGCACACGAGATTCCGGAACGCTACGCTCGCCTATACGCGCGGTGGCAGTGGAGCAGGAACCCCTACCTTCACCAGGGCCTGCCTCCACCACAACCACGCCTTCCACCGCAGCCCCATGTGAGTTTGGTTGCCAACCTCGCAATGGTACTGCTCCCACAGCTCCCTCCAGTTCTCAGCCCTCGTCGACAGCTCATCTTCCAACGCTTCACGCGCCAATTGGCAGTGCTGGGTGGTCAAAGACAGCGAAAGGATGGCCTTCCAGTTGTTAGCCTGGTTGGCAGCTACCACATACTTGCCCTCACCCACAAACCAAATTTCCAGCGCGTCGCGGTTGTACTTCGCCATCAAGTGACGCTGCAGTTGTGACCTCCATGCAGCCTGTGAAGGGCGTGCCAAAGGGTCCCTATAGGCCATCAACGCGTCATCATGCATCGTTGACCACTCGACCTCCTTTGCTCCCAAAAACACTCGGCCGCGACCCCGGGTCCCGCGTTTGGGCCGAACCTCTCGAAACCGCTCATACAGGAGCACTGGACGTGCTCCGACCTCATGCTCAAGCTGAGTCTGTGGGTCCTTCCAAGCACCAGAGTACTCTTCCTCAGGCGACTCTGAGTCGTGACTCTCAAAGTCTGTCCCCACTTCGTTGCTCCGCACTTGACCGTCGGAACCTCGGCGAGTGGTAGTCACACGCACGTCGCTTTGCCACACGACGCGGGACACACCACTGCCCTGGTTCCCATCATCGGACCCGTAACTTGGAGGGGCAGCCGCCGCCGCCACCTCTTCCGCCGCGGGTGCCACTGCAGCTGGGGGATGGGGTGTCCACTCCAACCGCTCCCGGCG